CTTGGACTTTTAGCCCATATATCTATTTGAATAGCAATATTACTGCTATATTCTTCATCATCTGCTTTACTTGAAACAGAATTATCCATTTCATAGTAAGAAATAGCAGGCTTTTTATCTAAATTACTCCACTTTTGTGGATAAAAATAAGAAACCTCAACATCTGAGATTTCTTCTAATTTTTTTAATATTTGTGGTTTTAAATTTATCATTATTTACCACCTAACTTTCTTATTTCTTGTTGTATTGTTTTAGTTACTTCTTGTTCGACTTCACTTGTATTTTTTGCATGCAAATATGCAGGAGTTAAAAATGGTTGTGCAGCTATACCTTTCCAATCAGCTTTATATGATATTCCGTTCTGGTCTATCTATATTGCTTTCTCGTCCTCTTTCTCCTGTTCCAAATTCATTGTAAACAGCATGGTCACAATTGGTATATACTTTACAATTTATTTCATCACCATTTATTTCTCCGTTTTCTTTAATAGAATTACGAAGCTCTCCACCATTCACTTCTGCAACTGGTGCCAAATATTTAGCGTTCTTTTGAACTTTTTTCATACCTCGCCTACCACCTTTTAGACAAGATTGTTTAATATCTCCACCTAAACCGAGATAAAGTAGCTAGTAACTCATCTAATCCTTCTATACTAGACATTCTCATCACTTCCATTCACAAGTAATGTTGTATGACTATCTACTATTATTTTGCTTTTTATTTCATATTCATTGCTGTTATATACAAGTATATCGCTAATCTTAGCCACTGTTTTATCACAAGTTACTATTGCATTAGCTTCTATTTCTTTGCCATATTCTTGCTGAATATACTCTCTTGTAGTAAATTGAAAATTTCCTTTAAAACTATCTATCTTTTCTAGTTTACCATTTTCAATTACTGCTCCCTCATCATCTTTGATTGTTCCAGATGACCATATTTCAATTTCTTTGTCATAGAAGGTATCTTTTATTACTTGTTTAAATTCATTTGGTATTTTCATATTCTCCACTCCATATATGCATAATTTGCTATTTCTGTCATATTTTTAACAATTACTTTATCAATATCTATATCATCTTTTGAAATGTTTTCTATTATTTTAAAATTAACAGATTGCCCATTATCAGATGCACTTGTTACTTGTAATTGCTCATTACTAGAATTATCTTTATCTTTGTAATATAAATAGCTTTTTCTTGCAAAATCTACAGCCATATAGTTTAATTGTGATGGAAAATCTACTCTTTTACAAATAGATTTTACTTTATCACAAAATAAATCTATATATTCTTGTATCTTATTGTCATAGCTATCGTCTTGTATTCCTAATAAAGTTTTTACTCTTTCTAAAATTGTTTTTTCTTTCATTTCTACCTCCTAAAAAGGATAAGGAACTAGTCCTTACCCTTTAGAGATTATTCTTGCTATTGGAATAGCTTTGTGGTTTAAATAGCTTCTTTGTGCAACTGCACTTTCTCCACTATGTACTACTTCCCAGTTAGCTCCATCTTTTAATTCAGTATCTGTTGGAGATTCTGTTTTTTGGTTTTTCTTTGTATATGAAATACCATATGGTGCAAATACTTTTCTTTGTCTCATATATAAAGTATCTTCTCCTCCATTTGTTTTTTCATCTCTTGCCATAGCATATGGTACCTTAGCACCTATATCTTCATAATCAATTGCTCCATCTCCTAGAACATAAGTTGTATATTTTGTGTATGCCTCTTCTGTTTCTGTTGCATCAACAGCCTCAATTGGCATATCATCATCAATTATTACTAATTTACCATTCCATGTTCCTAAATCTATATCTCTTGTTATTCCATCTTTATCAGTATATTTTAGATGTTCAATTAAGTTTAAGTTTTGTAAATTAGTTGCAACATCACTATGCATAAATACCATTGTAAATTTCTTTTTATTTGCACCACATGCTTTATTAGTAGCACTATTTAAAGTAGTAGCAGTCATATTTCCATCTACTTCTGTTGTATGATTATCAACAAATTCATTGTTTTTAGTACCTGTCATTTTATAAATACCTTCTAGTACAGCAAGTATTGTATCTTGGTCTAACCCATCTTTATATTCAGCTACTTGTTCTGCTACATTATTCATAAAACTTTCACCTGATACATCATCAGAAAAGTCTTTTTCTGTCCAAGCTTTTGCACGACCAACAACCACAATTCCTCTGTTAAATGTTTTTGTTTTTGTTGCTTCTATATCAGTTTGTCCATCGTAATTAACTGCTTGTCCATCTAATAATCCTTTCATTGCTATTTCTGCATAAACCGTTCCGTTTTGAGATGTAAATACATCTCTTATATCTTTACTTCCTTTTAATGCCTTTGATTTTTTTAGTTCATTTGTTTTTAAATTTGGTATTCTAGCATGTTCTACTGAATATTTAAATGCTTTTTCATTAAAGCTTTTTGAATCAAAATTTCCCATAATTATTTACCTACCTTTTCTTTTTTTATTCAATTTCAGCATCTGGATTTTGTTCTAGATATTTAGCAATATCATCATAGGACATTTTGCTAAAATCTGGTTTATCTCCATCTACTTTTTGTCTCTTACTTTCTCCAACACCAGTAATTATAGTTTCTTCTTTGTTGAATAAGTAATCTTTTCTTTCTTTTAAACTATTTATTTGTTCATCTAGTCCAATGAAGTTTTCTCCATCTAAACTAATTTTTGAGACATCAAGATTTGCCCTTATGTCTACTACATCTTTTGCATTAATTTCTTTTGACATTAGCTTAACTGCTAATTTACTGTCAAAATTATTTTGTTTTACTTTGTTGTCTGCTTCTTCTTGAATTTCTTTTACTTTTGTGTCATAATCTTCTTGAGTAATAGAACCTTTCTTATAGTTCTCATACTCTGTTTGAATATCTGATTGCGTTGTTTTTAATGTTTCAATTTCTGTATTTGCATTTTTTAACTTTTCATTTACTTCATTAAAAACACTTGCAGGCTTAAAATATTTTGGTAATTCTTTAGCAATTTTACTTTCTAAATCATCTACATTTTCTATTCCTGCGTTTTTTAACAATTCTTTTAACCATTCCATGATTAATCCTTTCTAGCTTTATTATGCTGGTGCTACCAGAACGAAAGTTATTCTTTGTTTATCCTCATGAATAAATGAGTAATAAAAATAGACAGTTTAGTGCCATATCTAGGGCATAATAAAAAGCCGTATTTCTACGACTTATTTTATATTAATCAATAATTATTATTCAAACAAAATATATGGATAATATCCACATATGAATTTAATTTTTCTTTTACTATATCCTTTAATTCTTTTCTTTTTCATATATCCACCCCAAATCTTTTGATAACTTTGATATAACTAAATCTCGTTTTTCTGCACCATTAAAAGAATTGTATTGTTTATTTATTTGCTTTTCTATTTTATTATATTTTTCTTTTAATTTATCTATATCTATATTTCTTTTTGGTGCTTTTAAATAAAATGTGTAGTCTGGAGATTTAATAATCATAGTGTCTATACTTTTAAATTTAACATAGCTTTTAATATCTGTCAAAGAAAAAGAATAATTTTCAGGATGATTATGTATAAGTATAAAAGAATTATCTTTGTGTTTGTATAATCTTGCAATATTACTTAGACTAGGATTAACGTTAGTTTTAGTTCCAGTTGTAATTTTACCTATTAAATTACCTGTTTTTGCATCTAACATTGCCAAATTTTCTTTTTGATTATCCTTATATTTTCTTATAATATTTTTTTCACATTTAACTATATTATTCTTTCTTTGTTCATTTGAATATAATTTTGTTCTTATAGTATTTTTAGTAAAATCATTAATATTCTCTTGAAACTTTAATACCTCTTTTTTGTTTTTATTAACACCTTGTTCTAATGTTAGTTTAGGCATATATTCTTGTTTCCATTGTTTATATGTCATATCTTGTGGTACTAATATAGACTTTCCATCTTCATCTCTCGCTCTTCTTTGTAGTCCATCTATTACATCATCATCAAATTCTGCTACTGTTGTGCATCTGTCATTTGGGTGGATTGGTGGATAATTCTTACCGTGGTTTTCTATCTTTTATATTAAATACTTTATTATCTAATTCTGCACAATGTTTACAAGTCACATTGTCTAAAGTTGCTATAAATCTATATTTTTCTATATCTAATTCTTCATAAGATAACATTTCACTTTCATTTGCAAAATGATTTACTTCTGTTCTTACAAGTCTCGTAGCTTTATATAGTCCTACATTCATGTATTCCTTTAGTTCTCTACTTATCTTATTCACCGATTTACCACTCATTGTATCTGCTATTAATTGTGTATTTAAATAATCACTTAATTTATTTTTGTTTTTCCATATTCTTTCTGAAAAATTAGCTTTATTATTCCAATTTTCATTCAGTAATAAATTTATTGTTTTATTATTCAACAAATCAAATTTAAACCCTAAATTCAATCCCTTTTGAATATTGTATATATTGTGATAATATGCCTCTTTTATTGTATCTACACATCTTTCTGTAGTTGCCTGTTGCTCTAATTCTGCTAATTTAACTAATTCCATTTCGATATTTTCTTTTAAAGCTTCATATCTTGATATGCGATAATTATAAGCTGGTGCATTATATTTAGCTATCATTTTGTCTTTTATAATCTCATCTTTTATGTTGTTATTTATTGTATATAGTAGATTTTTATAATGTATATCTGATTCTTTCTTACTTAATAATTGTTCAAAAACTTCTTTTGATAACATTGCATCTTTAGAATAATTTTTAAATATATTCCTTATTTCTTTATCAATATTTTTAATTGCTTTATCATATATATCTATTAAACTATTTATAGTATATTCTGTTCCTTTTTCTAGTCTTTTCATTAATTCAGTAGATCGTTTTTCCCAATAATCATTTGGTTTTCTTGCCATAAAAATAACACCTCCTATTCGTTGGTGTTATCTTCATTATTATGATTATCATCAAATCCACCAGAAGCATTAAATATTTGACTTTGCATTCTCATATTTTCTTCTTTTTCTTCTTTAAGTCTTTGTAGTTCTTGCTCTACATCGTCTATATATGGATGATTTTCTAGTTTTGTCCTTGTACTTATAGTTGTATCATTATTTAATGTTTGTATTTGTTCTGTAGTATTGAATATTCTTGATTTATTAAAAGTAAATTTAAAATCAAATACATTTAAGTCCTGTGGGATTTCTCCTATTCTTTTTAAATGCTCTGCAATAAACCAGAATAGTTCGTATAATCCTTGTCTTAAGCTATTTATACAATCATCTGCTTTACTATCTAAGTCTGTATATAAAAACTCTAAACTAATTCCACTTGGTGCTTGTCCTATCAATTCTGTTCTATTTGTGTTTACCCCTCTTCCAAACTCGTATATTTTTTCCTCTAATAATTTAAGAATTATTTGTCTAGCTTCGTATGGAAAAGGTATTGTTTCTACCCCAATACTTCCAGTTGCATCATTATTACGAATAATACCCATTATTTTTATTCTTTCAACTAATTCTGTTAGGTCTTCAGCTCCATATCCATTCACTTTATAAATAAATTCTTTTAAGTCTTCTATTGTGTTTATGAAATTTGAATTTATTAAATCGTACGCATCTATTAAATTTTTAATAGGTTCTAAATCTGTTTGCATTTCTTCATTATTTTTAATAATTATATATGGCACTTTTCCCCAACTATGTTCTTCTGTTTTTGCTAATTTTCCATTGAACATTGTTTGCGTAATCCAATGTGGTTCTGGATTTATTCTTGATACATCTAATAAATATTCTTCTGTTTGTGTAATTTCGTCTTTTTCTTCTATGTAATATGTTGTATTTTCTGCTGTTGCCCATTCTACATATATTTTCTTTTTATTATTATCTATGATTTTATATGTGTGAATTATATCTGTTAATATTTTTTGTGTTTTTGTATCATATATAGTAATTATTTCTTTTGGTTCTATTCTTGTATATTTAAAATTTCCTTGTTCATCATAATATGGAAACCATACTGCATAAATTTTATTAGACATATCTACTATTGTTTGTCTTAAAAAGTTGTCAAATCCTATTCCTAATATGTTCCAAAATTTATCAACTATTTTTTTATTCATTTTTTTCAATTTCTTTTTTTGTTCCTCATTTAGTTCTTTTTCTATAATAGGCTCATAAGTAATTGTTATTGGTTTTCCTACAGTATAATCACGCTTTTGCTTTACTAATTTCCAATGATATCTATGAGCCACTTTTACTAATGACCTGTTTGGAATTTCTATAATCTTTTCTGTATATATTTTTTGTCCATTCTCTGTCTTAAAATCTTTAATAGTATATTCATTTAATTTTTTATAACAAATATCGTGCTTACCATTAAAGTATCTTTCTCCAATTTCCATTTGCCTTTTTAATGGACTTATAGCATCATCTTTTAAGAATTGTTTTATTATCTCACTATCCATATTAGGTAATGAACTTTTTATTATTTCTGTTTGTGTCATTTTCTTCCTCCTAACTTGCTAAATACAAATCATCACTTCCGATAACGTAAGCTATCTATTCTATGGTTATTTTTATCTTCTGGAATTTCTAATGGATTTCCATATTTATCAACTTTCCATCTATATAATCCTAATTCATCTATTAATCCTTTGCATTTAGGATCTACTATTATTTCATATCCTTGTAACCATTTGATACCATGTAATATACTATCAGGACCTTTTGTTGCTGGTATAGCATTAATTTTGTATTTATTTAATTCTGCTATTGATTTTGGTTCTGCACTATCGCATTTTACTAATGAATATAATGGCATTCTTGGTCTTATTGCATTTGCTAATTGCTCATTATCTAATTCACAAGCACTAAATTCATCAAATACATATATTTTTTTACGTTTAGTATCAACACTAAACTGTAAAAAACATGAAGGGTCTGAACTATAACCAAAGTCCAAACCTCTTCTTATTAATTCAAATGCATTTTTATGTTGTTCTGTATCTTCAATTCGCCAATTTTTAAATATTAATCCTAATGCAATACCAGGCATTCCTAACCCTGCTGTTTTATATCTTTCATAATCATCTTTACGCATTTTTTCATATATTGCATAATCTTTTATATCTAAAAACTCATTTAATTTGTAATTTGTAATCATTAATAATTGACTTGTCTTTTCTTTTACTTGTTTTCCTAAGTATTCAAATTCTTGCTCTTCTTCAATTATTAACTCTTGTTTTCCTTCTTTTAGTAATATTTCTTCATTTGGTGTTAATCTTTGAGTTAATTTTTTAACTATAAAATGCTGATTACTCCATGGATTAAAGCTTGCTACTGTTTGTCTAAAATATCCTTCTGGAAGTAATCCTCTTGAACACATTCTTGTGTTATTATATGTTTCTTCTTTTATTATTTCAAAAGCTTCCTCAAACCATTCAAAACATAAAACTAAATTGGGGTCATCTATTGTTATTGATGCTATTTTTTGCCAATCGTCTAAACCTCTAAAAAATATCTTTTGTCCTGTAATTTTGTTTGTAGCTTCTAATGGACTTAATTTGAAATCCCATTCTTTGTCCAATTTAAGTTTTTTGCAAGCCCATTTTAAATCTGCATATACACTATCTTTTAATGTTGTTGCTGTATCTCTTGTTGCCAATAGACAAGCTCTAGGATATTTTTTAAGTAAATACATCCATCTCAAAGCAATAGTTTTTGATTTTTTGCTACCTTTTGACCCCATTAATATTACTTCATCACCTTTAAAATTCCAAAATGTAGCATAACCTTTTCCTATTTGTTCTTGTAAACTTATTCTTTCTATATTATTCATTCACATCATCTACCAACTGAACTATTCCTGTTCCTGATATTTCTGATTTTTCTATCGGTTTATACCCTGCTCTATCTAGTACATCTTTTATTGCTTGCATTTTTACATTTTCATTTTTACTTTTTAATAACCTTTTTAGTTCTTGTTGTGCTTCTATTGCAAGTGAACCAAAGTTTTCTTTCATTTGTTTTTGTATTTCTTCTTTAAACTCTTTATCTTTTTTCCATTCACAAATTGTTTTTTCTGTTACGTTAATTTCCTTCGATATTTGTTTTTGAGTTTTACACTCTGTAATCATTAAATTTATACATTTTATTTGCTTTTCTGTTAACATTGATTCACCTCCTTAAAATTAACATTTATTTACCTTTTTCATAATTTATTTATATTTTGATTAATGTTCATCTTTTATAAGTTCTCCTATTTTTTTATCTCCTACATATAATATTGTTTTTCCCTTATTCATATATTGTCCTATTACTTCATTTATAAAATCATTACTACTTGCTACTATTTCACATACATCTTCACAATTAAATTCTTTTTCTTCTTGATTGTGTCCATATTCGTATAGCCAAACATGACATAATTCATGTTTTAAAGTTTTTATAATATTTGCTTGATTTTCTAGTAATAATATTTCTTGTGTTTTATATATTGTTAATCCTACTACAGAATCTTGTTTACTTTCATTATTTATTGTTGCTTCATCTACTTCTTTTATTATCCATTCTGTATTATTTATTTTAAATTTCATATTTATAACTTTTCCTTCACAATTATGTAAATAAGCTATTAGCATTTTTTATATTTATGACAACTTTCGACAACCTTCTCATTTTCTATGTGTTATATTTAAGCCCTCGCGCGTTAAAATACGTTTGGGAGGAGGATGTTGAAATGAATAAAATTGGTACAGTTACAGTATCTGTTTTTCAATCTATTAATAAAAACAATACCGCTTTTAAGGTTGAAACAGATTACTTAGATAATATATCTAATGATGATGTTGAACAAGTTTCTTATGTAATTGAAGATACACTCAATTCTTTTTAGACTGTCTTTTGATAGTCTTTTTTATATATCTAAAACAATAATTATATCTGTTACATTCTTCACATTTTCTTGTCATACATTTAAAATAATCAATCTTCTCTTTCATAATACTCACACTTTGTTACTTTTACATTTTCTTGTTTGAATATTTTTATTTCACAGTCGTATTTTTCTTTGTTTTTACATCTACTGCAATACTCTTCTACATATTTTTGGTATCGTTTTTCGTCTGACATAATAACACCTTCTTTATTGGCATATTTCTTTTATTCTCTTTTTACAAAATTCACCACATGTCATATTTTTTAAGTCTTTTACTGTTGTATTTGCATCTATATATATTGTTTTTTCTTTTATTTCAAAGTTTTTAAATAATAATTTTAATTCTTCTACACTACATTCTAATTTCATACTTTTACCTCTTTTCTTATAAACACTATGAAATATATAACTTATAGATAATTGCACTCTAGAACTGAACAGCCTTTATTTGCTATTCTGCTATCTATTTTTATATACTTCATACTATTTAAAAATTTAGAACTCGCTAGAAAAGTTCTTGTTATATTCAATTTCTTGCAAAAGGATGTGATTTAATCAAACGATAATTTATATTAATTATCTAGCATATTAATACCATAATAAAAGAGCCTATCTTTTTTGATAAGCTCCAATTTATAATAAAGTATATATAATATATACAGTGTATGTTAAAGACTTAATTTGTATTAAAGAGCTAACTTTTACATCAACTCTTAATAGCGGGATTACTAATAAAACTTTTGTCGCTTGGTCTAATGAGATATTTCTATCTGCGACTTTTATATCAATTATAATTATAGCACTTTCAAAAAGAAATTAAAAGGAAGTTTTTGCGTAATTTTAGGGAAGTTTTTATACTCCTGTATTAATCACTTTTAGCATAGTTTTCATTGCTTTATCTCTATATGTCTGTAATTGTTTTACACATTTATATTTTTCAAATTCTTTATAATATTGTTTTTCTACATAATCCCATTTTGATTTATCCATATAATAAGTTTCAATTACAAATCTTTCTTCTTGTGATAATGGATTCATCATATTTTTTACTCTAACTACTTTTTTATTTAAGTTAACTTTATCTATTTCAAGTTTTGCTAATTTCATTTTTAAAAAATCTATATCTTTCTTGTTTACATGTTTTAATTCTTTTTCATAATTTATAGCTGTATTATATACTTTATCAGATACATTATTTGTATTACTATGCATATTGTCATATGCTTGTCCTGCAATTTGCATATTTTCAATTACTTCTTTTTCTGTATCTTCATATACTGTTCCTGCATAATTTAATTCTTCTTCATATTCTTCTGTTTTTATTTCTATTTCTGTTAATTTTGCCTCATTTTCCTTATGTTCCCCTAACATTTTCTCAATATCTTCTTTTATATATGTCATATCTTTAGTTCCTCCTATTCTTTAAATAAATAATATATTTCATATTTATTTCTAACTAGATTATTGTTTTTTAATGCTCTTCCTAACTCCCTTACTGTTAAATTTAAAAATTTTATTATTTCTTCTAATGTTCCTATTCTTATGCATTGTTCATTTTCTTTTATATTGTAAATTCCATAAATATTCATTTGTATGCCTCCTTATTTTTTATGTATTTTTCTTTAGCTGTATATGCATCTTTTACAATTGATAATCGTAATCTTTCTATTAGTATTTTATTTCTACTCATTTATATCTGCTCCTATTATTTTATTAGTTTTTCTGTATTCCAATAAGCACTCCTAAATCCTCTTGCCATATCTATTAAATAAATTTCATCTGTATCTTTATTATACATAAAGTCTATACTCCAAATTCCTTTTAATTCTTCATCGAATTTTAATGTATTTATATTTTCTTCTATTAATTTTGCTACTTTTTCATACTCTTTTTGATGTTCTGTTGCTTCTATATTTGTTTTATTATGAAATATATCAAATATTACTTTGTCATTTAATGAATACAAACTTTTTGAACAATAGTCATAATTCCAGTAATCCACTACATACTCTATTTTCTTTGTATCCATGTTATAAAATACTCTTATTTCTGTTCTTAATGGCATTCCATTATATATTGTTAAAGTGTTTTCTTTGTCATATGGTATATATTCTCTTACTACTAATTCTGTATATCCTCCAGTTTCAAACATACTTGATTGATAATTTATTTTCCATAATTGTTTTGCTAAGTTTTCTTTTGTTGCTAAACATGTTTCAAAATTGAATTTATTTGAAAAGCAACCATTTTTTATATTATAAGTTTTATAGTTTTTCATTTTATCTAATGTAGGTTTTAATATTTTATTTATTTTATTCCAATTAACTTTTTCAATTTCATCTGTTTCTTGCATTACTTCTGTTTCATCGAATGTAAATATTTGATTTGATATTATCTCAGCATGACTAAATTTACCAAAATCTTTTATATGACCATACCAATTACTAAAATTTTCAACTTTTTGTCTATCTTCTTTGTAGCATTTTCTTCCTAATTCTTCAAAAAATTCTGGTGTAAATTGTTCTGATATCTTTTCTAATTTTTTTTCAAAATCTTCAAGTTTCATCTTTCTTTACCTCTCTTTTTATTAAATTTACTTGGTAATATTACATCTTCTTTGTCTATTTTTATTTCTTGGCTTTTTTGATAGTCTTTAACTTTCTTTTGTAGTTCTTGTCCATATAAATTAACTTTTTTAATTTTTGTTAGTGGAAAGAAATATTCTGTATCAAAATACTTAGTATATATATAATAAAAAGGATATAAAATTGCTTTTATTATATTGAATGGTAAATTAATTAAAATTTCTAATATAAGAAGAAATAAATATACTATATAATTTTTCATTCCTATTGCTTTAAACAATTCTTTCATTTATTTGCCTCACTTTTCATCTTTTCTATTTTATATTTCAAATTTTCAATTTCTTCTTTTAATTTTCTTTCTTCTATCTCTTTTCCTTTTTCACTAGCTAATTCTTTTAAGCCTTCTAATTCATATTCATTTAAACTATTAAAGAAATTTAAAATTTGTTTTATTTGTTCTTGTTTTTCTTTTTCTTTTTCCTCTTCACACTCTTTACATCTTCCAAACTCCTCTAATGGTGTATAATGTTTACTACAATGCGTTACTCCTAACCATGCCATTCCCATTCTTTTCACCTTCTTTTTAAATATTTATATATTACTCTCTCAACATAAGCTAAAGCTTCATAATTTGTAATAAATCGTCCTGCATGTCTATTTCTTACTTCACTTCTTATTATTCTTATTTGCTGATTATATTGTCTTTTATATATTTGTGCTAATTTATCTTTACTTAAGCCTTGTTTCCATTTTTCGATTATTTCGTTATCTGTCATACTACACTCCTTTAAGTGTAGTATTTGCTAATTTTTATATATTATTTTCTTATTAAATAAATTAATATTCCTAGTATTTCAAATACTGAAAATAAAATATCTGCAATTATTATAATTATACTTATAAAACTACAAAATGCGTATGTCATCATTTTTTCTTGTTTTGTTGTAGTTATATTAAATTCATCTATAAAACTTTTCCAAACAAAATATGTAAACATATTATTTTTCCTCCAAAATTTCTTGTAAAACGTTCATTTTTATATACTTTTTTGCATTAATTATACTAGCTTCATCTGGTAATTCTGTATCTCCTTCAAAAATTATTAGATATTCATTATTATTTATTATTTTTTCTATCTTCTCTTTTATCGTTTCTTTACTTATTGAATTTTCTATGTAGTTTAACATTATATCTGCAAATTCAAAAAAATACTTTGGTTCTATAGTTTCTACTATATTTTTATTTCTTTTTAATTCTTTGTATTGCTGTATTGCTTCTTCTAATTCTTTATTCATCTAACCACCTCTATTTTCTTTAAATTGATATGAAAATAGTATTTTCTTCTGTATTACAAAAATATTTTTTCCTCCGCAAAATGGACAATTTCGATAATTTGTAAATAATCTATCTTTTTTTTACTCATTGCTTTCTCCTTTCAATATTTCTAAAATTTCTTCATAGCAATGTTTTTGTACTAATAAACAGTTTCTTTTATTTGTAAATTCTTCTTTTTCTTTTTTACTCATAAATGAAGTATTTACTATATCGAGTTTTTTATCATAATAAGGCTTAATTAAATCTTGATAACATTTTTCTACTGATTGTATTCTTTCTTCTAACTTCTCTATTAGCTTTTTTATTTCTTTCATTTACTTTTTTATCTATATCTTTATTAGTTAATACTCTCATATTTCCAATTTTGCTATTCATTATATTTTTCATGTCTTTATACATTTCTAATTCTGATTCTAGTTGTTTGATGTATTGTAATACTCTTCTTAATGCTTCTGTATCTTCGCTCCACATAGAATATGTGAAACATTTAGATATATTTTTTAATATTTTAATATCTTTTTCTATCTCTTCTTTACTTAGCATTGTTATTTCTCCTCTAACTTTTTATTTAGTTGCTTTACTGCTTGTACTAATTCATTTATCTTTTTTAGCACATCTGTTATTATGTATCTTTCTTCATCTATTTCTTCTATATTATCTATATCTATCTCATTTTCTAATATTTTAAATTTATAATCTAATATATCTCTTATTGATAATTCTTCATATATTTTATTTTCAGGTGTATAAATATTGTATTCAAATGCTCCCTCATTATAAATAAAATAACTTCCTTTTAATTCTCCTTCAAATCTTCCTATTATTTCTATTTTACTTCCATTTTTTATCTCTTCATCAACTATTGCTTTTAATAATTCATATCCTTTATATGTTTTCATATCTTAACTCCTTTAACTTTTTATTTTTCTTCTGGTATTCTATATTCTGCATTTTTAAATTGTTCTTTTGTTACAATTGATTTAATATTGTTTGATAGCCAATATTTGTTATGTATTGTTTCTGTTGTTCTAATATATTCTCCTGTTATATCTAAAACATGTTCCAAATTTATGTAGTCTTCTACTTCTATTAAATCTATTATATTTTTTTGAATGTTTTGCTATTTCAATATCTGCTACTGTACCTTTGTCTGTATCAAAACTATAAAATATTGATTTTTTCCCTTCATTATCATAAATTTTTAAATCTTGATATGCACACACTTTTGCTATTAATCCTTTTTTAGTTCTTACCCATTCTCCTATTTTAATTTTCATTTTTTACCTCCTCATATTATGCCATTTGCTATGTACTGACATTATTTATATGTTTTATTAAATCCCATTCTTCTAATCCATATTTTTTTATACTCTTCTTATTTTGTTTTAAATAGTCAATTACAATATCTACATCTACCATTCTTACATCTTTATTTGCAAAACATATAAGAAAGTATGCATTGCATCCTGCGTTCTTACATTTTTTTAATTCATTTACTTGGCTAATATCTTTTTTAACTATATGCCATGTATCTGTTTTACTTTCTTTTGCATCAAAGCAGTCATGTCTATTAGGTAAAAATATCTCATAATCAAAACATTCTCCTTCTAAATATAATCCTTCTGATGTTCTTTTTGCATAATTTTTATGTCCATGAAATCCTAACTTTTCTATGTACTCTATTACTTTTTCTATTTGTTTTTCAAAACTTCGTCCTTTTTGCATACCTATGCTCCTTTGTATAAAATTCTATTTAATATTTGACTTGCTTCGCTTTTAGTCAATTCGCTTACATCCAATTCTTTGCACATTCTTTGTATTATTGTTTTTTGTTTTTCACTCGCTTCTGATTTTCCCCATTTCTTTATCTGTTTTATATCCCATATATATTTTTGGTCTGCATATTCTTCACATACATATTTGAAAGCTAAATCTAATGCTTCTTGCATTTTTACTTTTTTATTTCCTATTATTGTTTCTCCTAACTCATCTTGTGCTGGTATTACTAATCTCTTGTTTTTTAATGTTAGTACCAAGTCTCCATTTGGCATTTTAAACCAATTTACGTTATGTGTATTGTATGCTTGTCCTTTTGCCCATAAATTTACATATTCTATGTTTCTTATCCAACTTTCAGGTGTATCAACTCTTTCTTGTATTAAATCTGGTAAATCAAATAAATCTCCTTGTATTTCATCTTGTTTATATTTTGGTACATTTTCCATATCTATTCCTAATAGTGTTGGAGCTGTACAAAGATTTGCTCTTCCTGTTGTTCCTACTAAATCTATCAAAGTAAGCTTGTCTTTTCCTGGATAAAGTCTTAATCCTCTTCCTACCATTTGTGTATATAAACTACTATTACTTGTTGGTCTTGCAATCATTACAGTTTCAACAAGAGGCATATCTGTCCCTTCTGTAAAAATCATACAATTAACTAGTACTGGTATTTCTCTATTTGTGAATTTTTGTATTAGTTCTGCTCTATTTTTGGTTTGTGCTGTTACTGCTACTGCCCCATCTATTTCTTTTGCTATATTTTGTGCATGTTCTACAGATGTAGCAAATATTAGAGTTTGTCCTTTTGCGTATTTCTTATATGATTCTGCTATAGCTCCATTTAATATATCTGTATTCATTGCTTTGTCTAATTCTCCTGTAGCAAAATCTCCCATTCTTAAAGCTACTTTTGAAATGTCATACCCTATATTTACTCTTAAACATTCGATATCCGTTAAGTATTTATTTTGTATAGCCCATTTCAAATCTTTTTGAAATATTATTTTTTGAAACACATCATCTAATCTAACATTATCTCCTCTATTGGGTGTAGCAGTAAAACCTAGTAAAAGTCTTGGTTTAAAATAATTTATAATTTTCTTATAAGAGTTTGCTGCTGCATGATGTGCTTCATCTGTTATTATCATGTCAAATTCTGTGGGCTTGAAATTTTCTAATCTATGTACTATACTTTGTACTGATGCTATTACGACTGGCTCTCCGTGTGATTTGTGATTCGCCATTTCAATTCCCACAGGGCAGTCATAGTATTTAACTGGTTGTGTTACTAGTTCTTCTCTGTGTGCTAGGACTAATACGCGACCTTTTCTTTTTATATTTGTAAATGTTGCTGTTTTTCCGCATCCAGTTGCCATTTGTATTAAGTACGAGCCTGGTTGCAAATTATCTATTAATTCTAAGCATTCTTTTTGATAATCTCTTAGTTCTAAATGCATTCAAATATCTCACTCCTTTGCTTTTTATATTTTTCTATCCTTGCTTGTGAAAGTCTGATTGTTTCTTCACATTCTTCTTTTTCAAACATACCAATATGTGTATATTCTCTTGATATTCCTAATTGCTCAGCTAGCCATCCATATGCTTTATATCTTGTTGTAATTCTTAATGGCTTTTTCCAAATTTGATCAAACCAGTAATGTGCTGTTTTTCTATATTGCCTAAGTTCATCATTTGCTAAAGTTCCAAGTGGTGTGTCTGTTCCTGGATGAACTCCTACAAATGCTCTGCAATTTCTACATAGATAACATTTTCCTTCGCCATATTCTCTACCATATATTTCTGCATTTGATGTATATACAACTGGGCTTCCACAATATCTACATATTGTTGGTTTTGATATAGTCGACATCTATTACTTTTCCTCCTATTTTTATTTTAAAACTTGGTTCTATGTTATATGTAGCAACAAAAAGCTCTAAACCTAATCTGCTTCTGACAAATCTATGATCTGACATATATTCTTGATGCATTTTTATCGCTTGATTTTTTTGATATCCTTTAGCCATTAATAGTTTAATAAATCTTTTCTTTGTTATTGTTTTTAACTTAACTGTAAAATCAAAATCTCTACCACCAGTTAATATTGGTTCTTTAGTTTCTTTTAGTATTCCTCCAGGAGCAAGTTTTGGTATTTGTGTAATTTCTTTTCCTATTGCAAATTTTTCTCCTGTTTCTCTATTTATTGCATATAACATTGAATCTACTGCATCATCTCCCATATTCTCACTCCTTTGGCATTTCATATACTTTTGGGATCATAACTATTTCTCTATTTCTGTTTTCAAAATATTGCTGATATTTTCCTATAATTTGTTTTAATATTTCTTTTGCTCTTTCTTCTGTTTTGTAATATCCTAATTCTCTATAATTATCATCTCTTCCAACTATAAAACCTGCAGATATTAAAAATCCATCTTCCTGACAATCAGTAATATTTACACACATTATATTTTCAAAATTCACAAATTCATCTTTGTTTTGATTAACTATTATCATTAAAATTCCCCCTTAAATACTGTGCTTATAATTTCCATACACAAATTTATTGTTTCACATAACCTTTCTTCAGTAATTGGCTTAGCTTCTTCTGCTTCTCCATTCAACATTTTTCTTAATTTTGTTCTTGCATCTTCTGTATTTTTTATATGATCTATATGTTCTTGAAACATTGATGTTTGAAATTCATATTCCTTCCATCTTTTTTCATAGTCTGCTAATATTAGTTGCTTTGTTTTACTAGCATTTTCAGTAGTTATCTGCTTATTATGAAACATCACTAATAGTTGTTTTAATGCTAGAAAACAATGTATTTCTAATAAATTATAATCTGCAGGAGGTGTTTCAAGTTTTATAGAATCATTTATTATTTGTTCTTTATTTTTCATTATGGTCTAACCTCCATCTTACCTTTTTTGCATACCTCAAATATGCTATTTTTCAAATGGTCTAACCCGTCTAACCTTTTTCCGTGAATATATTTATATTTTTATGAAGTTTTTTATTTTTAGATTTTAAATAAAAATTCCCATATGTATATTATTATTTGGTTAGAGGTTAGACTTTTATATTTTTATTTTATATGAGTCGCTTGTCTCTATGTTTTCATAAGGTCTAACCTTGGTCTAACCTTTTTATTTTAGGTTAGACTTTAAAATGGTAAATCTTCCATTTCTTCTTGTTTATAATTATCCTCATAAGCAAGATCTGATTTTTCTGGCTCTAGTCTAAATTTTATATAGTTTGCTTTTACACCAAATGCTTTAGTAGAATGGGTAAATTTGCCTTGCGAATTTCTTTCTATCTGACCTCTATCTGCAAAATTCCTTATTACTGCTGCAAAATCAAAACCTGCTTTGTTTAGTGCTTCTGCATACAAACTTTTATTTACTAAACAAATATCTTCATTTTCTATATATTTACCCCAAATTTCTCCGTTTTCGTTTTCTCTGAATCTATTTATATTTTGTGAAATCCAGTTCATTGTCCATTCATATGCCCTTGTAGAAACATCAACTTCTTTTGCACTTGTAAGCCACTTGCTTACATCCTCTAGTGTTAATTTTTCGTCTTTAAATATTAAATCTGTAGATATTTCGTCTGCTAAAAGTATTGTTGCCATTGCCATTGCTTGTTTATCTGTAGTATCTGTTTCTTTTAATATATTTTGAAATATCTCCCTATATCTTTGTTGTAATTCTTCTTGTTTAGGAATATTATTTATAAATTCTTTACCAGCGAATCCATAATTCTTTCTTACAAAGTTACTCACAAAATTACCATCTGCAATTACTTTTTCCGTTGCTTCAACTTCTATTACTCTATTTTTTACTCCTCCACCTGATGTTGCTTTTGTAATTGGCTCTTCTCCTGTAAATAGAAAACAGCAATTCCATTCTTTCAAAAGTTCTATTCCTCCATACGCTTTGCCTCTACCTCTATCTACACCTTCAGTTAAATACATTATTAAATTGTCAAAGCTATCCCATCTACTTTTTATTGTTTGTAATTCATCTCCAGCAAATGGTATATCATGTACAAAAGCTGCATATCTTGCTAATGCTACTTGTGTTGCATTTAATGTTCTTACCATTTTCCCTACTTCAGGATTTCCCCATACAGACATCGCAAGCATTAGACCTACTGTTTTACCTGTACCAGTTCCTCCCCATATATGTACTACAAATGGCAATACTCCCAACATTTGATTAAGTGTACTAGCAAATGAAGATGCTAAAAGTAAATGTGCAATTTTGCTTTCTTTTCTTACTTTTCTACATACTTCTTTCCATTCTTCATATTCTCCAACTTCTCTAATGCTTGCATATACATCTTTAAAAGCTATATCACCATCATATTTTAAATCGCTTACATAAGGTGCAAATTCATTTTCTATCCATCCTAACCTGTCTGTGCTACGATTTACTGGAATTTCTTTTGCATTTAAGGAAACTACATCTGCTATATATGAAACTAGATCCTTTGCATTCTCTGAATTTACTTCTATTCCCCTATCTGATAGTTGGATAATATTAGATTTATTTGCTACCATACTTCTTTCAATTGTTATGTACTGCCATTTATTATCTTTAAAAAATGCTAACTTTATTTTTTCTGTCTCTGAATCAACATTAATTAGTCTTTCGACTGGTAATATAGGATGTGAACAGGCTACTACTGTTTGTGGAATCATACCTGCACCCATAACACTTTTAGTAACTCCTGTATCTTCACATTCCCATTTTCCACACTTTAGATTTTCTATTGGCGGTTGTGTGAATCGAATCGAATTACTGCCTCTCTGCTTAAATCTTTGTGCAAATTCTGTTTGATATGCTTTTAATAACTTATCAAAGCTTCTTATGTTTCCAAGCTCTCTAGCTTTATCTTGTAATTTTATAATTAGTGTTGTTCTTGCTATTTGATTATCTATTGAAAAAATATGCTCAAATATTTCTTTATCTAAAATTTGCTCTTTCGTTAATTCATCAATTTCCCCAAAAGGTGTAAATCCTTCATTCTCTAATTGTTCTGTAAGTTCTAACTCTTGATTCAATTCTTCTCACCACCTTTTTTTCGTGTTTCCAAAACCATATTTTGTCTTTGTTTGTTCCATTTATAAAAATTTCATCTATCAAATACTCAACATAGTCTCTATTGTGCATTGCTTCTACAAATAATTCATTTGGATCTTCTTCGATATCCTTTGGTGCTTTTTCTTCTTCCCATTTCCAAAGCAAATGCAAATAATCACATAGTAATTGAAATGTTTTACTTTCCCATTGCTTAAACATTTCTTCTGTTTTTCTTTTTTCTTTATATTTGTTTATTTCAAAATAATTATTTGGTCTTTCTGCATCTAATCCTAAACCTAAAGTATTGTTTATGCTTTTTGCGGATTCCAAAGCATTTATATTTAATAATTCTGATACAAGAGAAATTACATCGCCACCTTTACCACATCCAAAACATTTATATATTTGTTTTTGTGGCGATATTGAAAAACTGGCTGTTTTTTCTTTATGGAATGGGCATACACATTTATATGCCCTATTTAATTTCAATCCATAATATTCTGCTACTTTAACTATGTCTGCCATTTCCTTAACTTCTCTTATCAAACTCATAACTTACCTCCTAAAATGGTAAGTCATCATTATCAGAAATAGTTACAAAATCATCATTTGCTTCACTTTTTGTTGATAATGTCTTTTTATTTGGTATTTTGGCTTCTTCTGTTTTGTCATACACACAGGCTCTAAAAGGTTTTGTAGCTGTTTTTATTTCTCCATCAAATCCTTCAAATTCTTCTTCTCTAAATACTAGCCCTACTTTTTTATTTACTAATTTTTGTTCATCGAAATCAAAGCTAAATCCTTCATTTGAAGCTTCTATAGATGTTATCAATCCTTTAAATTTAGAATTTGTTGTATTAGGCTCATACCCTTCTGTAAATACTGTCCATATTCCACTCCATTTTGGATTTTCTCTAGTATCATTTGCTAACTTCTTTTGATAAAAATCTTTGTATTTTCCTTCTGCTATATCAAATCCTATTTTTAAAAATTCTTTTCCTGCTTGTGTTTTTTCACAAGATACTTTCTTAACTACACATTTATATCCTCCTACTGGTAATGTTTCAAATTCTCCAAAGGCTTGTGCCTCATCATATCCTTTTGGTTTATTCATTTTATTTTTCCTCCTCTTTATTTAATTTATAATAGTCTCTAATAGTTGTATCTACTATCTTTAAATCATTATTTATTTTAAATTCAAACATTTCTTCAGGACTTTTTACTGTACTATTTCCTTTGTTTTGAGTTAAAAAATAATGATTTTCATCTTCTATCGATGTAAGTAATACAATATCAAAACATCCTTCTACTGTTAATTTTTCATCAAGCATTTTTCCTATTGTTTTTGCTTTTAATTTTCCACTAATGTTATCTATTTCTGTATGATGTAAAAAATATACAATTACATCATCAGGTAAATTTTTATTAATATAATGTATTAAATTTCTAAAATTTAATGCAATATCTGTAAATTTGTTGTACCCTACTTCTTTTGCTCTATCGAACATTTCATTTACTAATAAGTATTGACTATCATCTATTACATATCTTTTTAGTGTTGGGTTCGATAGTGCTTTCATTATTACAGGGTATGTTGCATTTTTTACTATTTTAAAATCTTTTTTGAATGGCAATCTATTTTTTTCTACTAAAAATATTCCTACTTCTTCTTTTTCAAAGTTCTTTATTGAATATGTTTTTCCTGATCCACTCTCTCCGAAGTATAAGAACTGGTATTCCGCATTATTAATCACCTCTCAATCTCTTTTTACGTTCTTCTTTTATTGCTTTTTTCTTTTTATACAATATTGCTTCTTCTTCCTCTAAAATGGTTTCTGCATGTATTAATTGTGTATCTGTATATCTTGCTATTACTTCTTCATATTTGTTTTCTTCCACTTTTTTCTCCCTTCAATTTTTTTATTTTTTCTCTCAATTCATCTGCATATCTATAATCTTCACTGTCCCATTTATCTTGCATTTGTAAAATAAAATATTTGTGTTCTAATTCTTCTAAAGTTTCCATTTTCTCTCCTATTGCATATCTACTAATATTGTGTTAAAATATTAATAGATATGAGTTTATATATGTAATTCATTTGAACTAATTTTGTGATTGGTAGTCTGAAATTAGTTCTTTTTTATAGTCTTCTATTGATTGTTCTGTTAAATATTCTTTAATATCAAAGTACAAATCATCAATTAATATTTCTAATTTATCTAACATTTTTATATTTTTATTAATGCTATTTGATTGTCCTATTTTTCTTATTTCTGCTAATTCTCTAAAAATACTTTGTTTGACTTCGTATTCTTCTCTTTTTAGTGCTTTTATAATTTCATCTTTTTCATCTAACAATTGTCTTTGTTCTTCATTTTGTCTTTTGTAATAATTAAGTAATTTTTCCATTCTATTCACTCCTTTCTTTCATTTTAAATTCTAATCTGTAATTCGATATGTCATTTAATACAAAAGCTAATTCTTTTGATAATCTTTCTGCTTCTTTTAGTTTTGTTTTTAATGTTGGCTTATCTGATGTTTCTAAATATAATTTGTCATTATTTGAAAACATTTTCTTCCTCCTTATCTATATACTGTCGCTTGCATTAAGCCCCAATAACAAAAAACTACACTTGATACATATAAACAGCTATATACTACTGTTTGTCCTATTAGTTGATATACTTTGTGTTTATTTATCTTTTTCATTTGTTTTCCTCCTTATATTTTTTTTCTAATCTCTTTTTACTTTTATTTTATTTGCTTCTGCCCAATTATAAAATTTGTTTTTTATAATAATATAATTCCATTGACCTGTTTTCCCTTGGAACGCTACTCCAAAAGGAAATTTATCTTGTCTTAATCCAGATCTTATACTTTCAGCTGTTGCATTTAACTTTACAGCAACTTCAGCTGGTGTCATTCTTTCTATTTCTTCATATTCTTCTTCCATATATCCTCCTTTCATTTTTGTATCGGGTTGCGGTCATTTTTGTTCATTTTCTTGAACATTAGAATTTAAAAAAATAATATATTTTTTGTAATTTTTCTTTTTATTTTCGCAATATTTTATAATTGCTAAACAAAGTTTATTACTTTTTGCACTTTTTCTTCTATTTAATATCTCATTTAAATATGATATATTTATACCAATATCACTTGCAAACCACGATTGATTCCTTCTGTATTCTTCTTCTATTAGTCTATTTATAGCTTCAATATTAACTTCCATAATATCCCTCCTTTTTGTTTATTTTTTTGAACAATTTCATTATATATTTTTAGAAAAATATTGTCAATAGTTTTTGTTCATTTTTTTGAAAATTTTTATTGATTTTTTCAAAAAGTTATTGTATACTATATTTGGAGGTATTTTGTATGTTTGATAAAAACAGATTTGCAATTATAATAAAAGAAATAAAAAAAACTTATGACACTCAAGAAGAGTTTTCTAAAAAATCTGAAATTGGTAGGACTTATTTATCTCAATATATGAATATGAAATTAGATGAACCACCTAAACCAAAAATATTAGAAAAATTAGCTAATGCTTCTAAAGGTATTACAACATACGATGAACTTATGCAGGTTTGTGGGTATACTTATGTAACTACTCTTAACAGTTCATCATTTAGAATTAATCCTGAATATTGGAAAATGATATATGGAGATACTGAAAAAGTAAATCTCTCTCAAAAAGGTTCTACTTTTTTGGCTTCTTTCTTAGACAATGTGTTTACATTAAGTGAAAAAAATAATGATGAACAATTTACAATAGCTTTTAATCCGCAATTAATTATTCCTAAAACAGACAATATTGAGGAATATAATGAATATATCAAAATTTTCTGTTTTACACTTTGTTCTCTTATAAGTAATAATGTTTTAAACTTAAATAAAACTGAAAAAGAACAATTGTTATCCAATATACAAGAATTGTTACAGACAACTCCAATCCTAATAGAATCTGATGAAAATTCAGATGCGTTTAATACTATAGATACAGAAGGTTTAGATAAAGAAGATATTGAAGAATTAAAAAGATTTGCTGAATTTCTAAAAAACAAAAAGAAGCAAGATGAATTAAATTAAAAATAAGTTTAAGAATTGTGTTGTTTTAGATGTAGTAAAACAAGAAGTAAAATGAATTAAATAAAGGAAATAGATGCTATCAAATTTACCACAACCCGATACATTTATTTCCTCACTCAACCACTATTGAAAGTGATTATATACTTATTATATAAGAATATACTTTCATTTTCAATAGTTTATTAAAAATAAATTATAAAAAATGGAGGTATTTTTATATGAGAAAAATGAAAAAAAGAATTAATTATTCAGGAAGTGCTGTTTATTTAGGAGATAATAGAAATAAACCTTTTGCAGCCCGAATTACAATAGGGAAAGACATTCTAGGAAGAACAATTTATTATGACTTAAATACTTTTGAAAGTGAATTAGATGCTTTAGTGTGTTTAGAAAACTATCATAAACAACCCTACTCTCTTTATATAAAAGAAAAAAAATACAATAAAATTGTTACATTTCCTAAAAAGCCTTATCCACTTGTACCTGTTAAAAATCCAAACAAAATAGTAGTAGAGACAGTAAAAAAAGATACTTATACATTTAAACAAGTATTTGAAAAGTTTAAAGAAATGAAATTGCCAAACGAAAAAGAAATTAAATTAGAAAAAGAAAAACATATAAAACCAAAAGGAAAATTTGCATATCATTATTCAAGAGGAATGACTACAGCATTTAATAATTCAGAAAATTTATATGATAAAGTATATAAAGATTTAACAACATCTGATTTTCAATCTGTTTTAAATAATAGTAATAAAAACTATGAAACTTTAAGAATTATGAAAAATTTATATATAAAACTAGATGATTTTGCATTTCAAGAAAATATTATAGAAAAGAAATATGCAGAACATGTTACTTTAACACATACAAGTACTACAGATATTAATATTAATCATAAAAAAAGAACACCTTTTTCTTATGAACAAATTGAATATTTATGGAATATTAATCCTGAAAACTATAAAGAGGAATTTGTACGAGATATATTATTGCTAGCATTATATACAGGTTGTAGAGCTGAAGAACTTCTATTTATATATACTAATAAAATATTTTTAGATAAAAATTATTTTATAGGTGGATTAAAAACTCAAGCTGGAACAAATAGAGAAATACCAATCCACCCAAAAATAAAACCAATAATTTTAAAATATTATAACCCTAAAAATGAATTTCTTTTTAAAATGCCTAATGGCAAAAAAACAAATTATGATTATTATTTATATCACTATAAATTTAATTTTATAGATAAACATTCTTTTTTAAATAATCATACAGCTCACGAATGTAGACATACTTTAAGAACAGAATTAGAAAAACAAAATGTAAAACAAATAATTATTAATTCTATAATAGGTCACTCAAATGAAAATGTAGGACAAGATGTGTACACACATATTTCTATTGAAGAAAAAATAGAAGCTATAAAATTAATTGAATATAAGGATACTAATAAACTATATATTTTAGCAGTTAATCAATAGAAATATTATAAAATATTCTACGTTAATAACAAGTTAATAACAAATAGAAAATACCAAGCCTTAAAATGCTTGGTATTTGTGTGTTTTTCTAAACTTCCATTATAATCGGAATAATCAGTCTTTGTTTTTTAAGATTTTCTTCTTTCTATTCATATATCTGTTTTTCGTTGATTTATCAATATTTTTGTCATTATAAGAATACTTTTATATTCTTATAAATTTTTATAGGTTAATAACAAATTAATAACAATTGATATTCTCTTCGAAATTTTCTATTATATTTTTTGCCTCTTCAGTATTATAGCCTAATTTTTCACACATTTCAATCATTTTAATTAATAATATTTCTTTTTTACTATATTTTCTTGTTAAATCTTTTGCTATGTTTGATTTTTGATTTTTCATTATCATTCCCCCTATTCTATAAATTTCATTGAAATTCATATTTAAAGGGTTATAATCTTTCTTTATTATATTATTACTTTTGCTATTTGTAAATAGCTTTTCGACATTTTTAATTTTCATATTATAAACTCTCCTATATTAAAATTCAAATGAGCTCTATTGATATGAAAATTATATGACATTTTTACCATTTTGTTAAAAATATTTTACGAAAGTGCCATTTTCTTTTATGAAATCGACATTTTTCGACAAAGTGGGTTTTACATTTTGTTCGCTTAAAAACTTCCTATTCCTTTTATTTCAAGCTTTTCGATGTCATATAAGTCAGAAATTCTAAAACCCAGTGCATCAGCAATTACAATTATCTCTGCAAATAATATTTCATCTGCTGGAATTTTATTTTCTTCTATTTCAGATAAGTATTTTCTATCTATTCCAGTTTCTTCTGCTAATTGTCTTAAGCTAATTCCTCTCTCTTCTCTTTTTTCTTTTATTTTAAATTTTATTATCATTTAACTCACCTCAAAATTAGTATTTGCATTTTTTATTATAATATGTATCTATCCACTATAGTGAAAAAAGACTACTTTCTAATACGAAAATAATCTTCTTACTTTTCTTTTTAATTCTTCAAAAGTATTTACATTTGCATGACATTCTAATGTAAACGCACTAAATAAACAATGCTCATATGCATACTCGTCCCATTCTTTTTGGGTACAGTTTGGATTTTTCTTTATAAACTTAATAAATTCTTTTTTACTCTCTTTATAATAATTTTTCATGTTTTTAGTATTTACTTTTTTTAGTTTTTTATACAAAAGAAAAAAGCCCCATTTATTGAGACTTCTTTCTAGATTTTTTCGGTATATTTGACTTTAATATAATTTTATTATAACATGCTTTTTTATTTTTGTTTGTCGAAAGTAGTCGAGTATTTGGAAAATTATGGGAAACCTTATTGACTTTCTAACTTTAAATTTGTATAATACATTTAATTTGGAGGAAAATAATATGAATAAGAATAATGAGGAAAATAATTTAATTAATAGTATGCTCGAAAAATCTAAAGAAGCCTTTCTGTTGGCAATAGAAATATATAATAAACCAACTATAAAATATAGATTAGAAGGATTTGCTTTTTTTGTGTGTAATGCTTGGGAATTAATGTCAAAAGCTTATCTTATAAAGAAATATAATCAGTCTTTTATTTATTATAAAGATAAAAAAGATAGAACTATAAGTTTAAGTGATTGTATAAAAAAAGTTTTTACCAATGAAAAAGATCCTACTAGAAGAAATCTTGAAATAATTGTTGATTTAAGAAACACTTCAACACATTTTATAATTAAAGAAATGGAAAATATATATATACCTTTTTTACAAGCCAATACATTAAATTATTCACAAAAATTATATGATTTTTTCGATATAGATATAACAAAAAATCTAGATACTTCTTTTTTATCTTTAGTTACAAATTCCTCTAATTTAAATGATACAGAAGTATTAAGTAGATATGGTAATGAAATTTTCGAAAATTATAGTAAATTAAAAAATGATGCTATTTCATTATTAGAAGCAGAACCCAATAATAAACTTGCAATTAATATTAACTTAAATTTGAAAGTTGTAAAAAACGAAAAGGACGCAAAACTTACTTTTGCAATTTCACAAAATGCTAAAGATGCTGTCTATTTTATAGATAAGATAAAAGATATTAATACAACATATCCATATTCTCAAAAAAATGCTAGAGAAATAATTATGAAAAACTTAAAAAGAAAAAACATTAATATTAATTTACACCAAACTAATTTTGGACTTATTTGTAAAAAATATAATTTAAAAGATAATGAAGATTATTTTTACTATCATACCCTAACAAAAAGATATGTATGTTCACAAAAATTAGTTGATTTTGTGACTAATTTACTAATAGAAAATATTAACTTAATTGAAGAAATTAAATTAGAAAATAAAAATTGAGTTAACCCCAGGGGCAAAGGATTCTTAATATACAAACGTATATCTACTCCCATTCGGAAACCCAGCCTTATTCCTTCACAAGTTAACTCTATTTATATATATTATACACTTTTTTTAAAAAAATTCAAGTATTTTTTTAATGTAATATATTTTTAATATACTAGAAATACATTTGTAATATATAATAAATCAACTTATATTTTTATTTGACAACTTTCATAACATATAGTATAATCAAATTAAGATTTAACCACATGTTATGAAAATAACATAGTCGGTCATAAGAAGATTCAGAACAGTCGTTAAGACTGTTCCATTTTTTATTTTAAAGAAAAATAGCCAAAAATCAACCTTTTAAAATCGTTTTTAAGCATTTCTAATTTTAATTTAATATAATTATATACCTCAAAAAAGAGGTAAATTGAAATTAATCAACTTACCTCTACTAATTATATTTTTAAAACTTGTCCTACTTTTATAAAGTTAGGATTTTTTATTCCATTTTTATTTGCTATTGCTTGATATGTAGTATTATATTTTTTTGCTATACCTGATAAAGTATCTCCACTTTTTACTGTATATGTAATTTGTTTTGGTTTTACTGCGTTATTTACAGCACTTTGAATTGTTTCATAGTTGTATCCTGCTTGTTTTAATCTATTTTTTCTGTTTTCTCCATTTCCCCATTTTCCAGCTAAAACTTCAGCAACTATTTCATTAACTGATTTTGTAGGCTGTGAAACGCTTTTATTTCCAATTTCAGCTATTAAATCTCTATACATATAATTAGTGTCTACATTTCCATTAATTCCATTTACTTGTCCTTTTGAGCTATTTTGCCATATATCATACTCTCCTTTGTAACAGTCTGTTCCTGATTTATAACTTGCTATCCAAGTTGTGTATCTTCTTTTTATTTCTTCTTTGTTTAGATAGTTGTTAAACCAGTTTTCATTTGCATATACTCCAGCCCATAATCCATTTTGTTCTATTATAGAATTGAAAGCTATACAAATATTAGTTAGCTTATCTCTTCCACAATTTGCTATAGAATTGTCTTCCATATCTATATATACAGGTAGTTCTATGTTTTTCCCTTGTAGCATTTTCATTGTCCATTCTGCCCCTGATTTTACTGTTTCCTCTGAATTACAATAGTTATATACATATATTCCAACTGGTATTCCTAATCTTTTACATTCGTTATAGTTTCTTTCAAATTGCTTGTCCAATGTATGATTATTTTTATTTCCTATCCAACCTAATCTTAATATTACAAAGTTTATATTATCTTTTACTAACTCCCAATTTATTATTCCATTGTGTTCACTTACATCTATTCCAAACATTCTATTTTTCCTCCTTTAATTCTGGTAATCCAGCTATACTTGTTAGCATACTTAATATTCCTGCTAATAAACTAGCACTTCCTACTGCTAACCAATTAACATCACCCATTACAGCACTTGTTCCTATTGTTGCTACTGCTGTTTGTGCTACTGTTTTTATTGCTCTTATTCCTGCACATTTAATCCATTTTATTAATTCTTTGTTCATATTATCCTCCTAATCTATAACTTCAAATGTTTCTACTTTTTTCATTAAAGATTTTACAAATGAGTTACCTTTTAATTTAAAATATATTTCTGCACTATGTTGAATACTTTCTAATTGATAGTGTGTTATTTTCTTTTGTTCTTTACATCTATCATATATTGTTAAAATATCGTTTCTTAAACTACATTTTGTTGCTTCTATCATTGACCTACCAAATATATAAATTGAAACTAATACACTAGCTACAAATGTTATAAGAAACCAATACTCTTTTAAGAATTGTAGAGTTTGCATTATTCCACCCCATTTCTTATCATTGTTTCTATATCTTTGTTGTATGTTCCTTCTAAAATAGGACTTACATTGTCTGTACTATATATATGAGTTATGTTTTTATATGTTTTTGCTTCGTTTTCTATTTTATCTAATATTTCGCATTGTTCTGCGGTACATTCGATGTCTTCTGGTTCTGCTAGTACATAATCTATATATACTGGTGTGCCTGAGTTGTATTGGTCTATTAGCCAAGTTTTAAATTTTTCTACTGTATTTATACTAATATCAGATAACATTATATTAAATAAATCTAATTGAGAACGTATTGCAATTAGATCCTTATTTTCTGTTTCGTTCCAAAAACTCATCGTTGATATTAAATTATTACATAATAAATTTTGCTCTTTTGCTGTGATAAACCCTGAATTTGTAAAAAAATATATTAATGAATTTGCATTTTGCCCTAAATTATAGTTTTCTGTTCCTTTTAAAATTACTCTTTTTATATAATGTCTCTCATACCATTTTCCATCTTTTTTTATAAATGTATCTTTATATGTATCTATTTTTCTAAATAGTTTTTGTGTTGGTATTGTGTATGTTTGAGATTTGTGAGGTTCGTAAGTTGTTGGTTCACCTTCTTCTAGTTGAAAATTCCAAAATGATGCAGTTGTGTTATTTTCATAAATATCATATCTTAAATAATACCAACCTGTTTTATTTACATTAATTTTTCTAGGATTTGTTATTATTTGTACGAAATAATCGAACTTTTTATCTAGCATTAAATAACATATAACTTTTCCACCTTCATTTTTTAAGCCATAATTTAAATCTGTTTTACAGCTAAATGAATATATTTTATTAGCTTCTAAATACACTTTATAATCAGTTATTATATAATATCCTTCTCTATTAGCTGTTTTTATTAATTTATTCTTTTCAGTAAATTCTGTTTTTAGTTTATTCTTATTACACATCTCAAAACTAATATTACCATTATCTCCACAACATTCAACTTCACTTGGATAGTTTGGAGAAGGGCTTGCACCACATTGTTCATATATTTTAGTTGTATCACTTCCACTTGTTATCATTGGTTTACAACTTAAACCAGATACTACTGTTTCACCATTCTGTACTCTTATTGATATATTTTGTATTGTTACAACCGAATTATTATTTTGATAGCCTGCAACGTTATTAACACTCGTAAATGTAGTTTGTCTGTTCCCATCATTAAAATAAGGTCTAAAAGAAACGTTATTATCTATTTTATTATTAAAAGCATACATTTGATATAACTGACTTTGTTCTAGTGTTATTTCTTGCAATAAAGGTATTGTAACAATAGCGGTATTACTTGCAGTTCCACTTATTGATACTTCACCATTTAAAACAATACAAGTTATTCCATTTAATGTGTATGTTCCATCTTTTAAACTTATTAGATTATATCCTTCTCTTGTCTCCTGTCTACTATTCCCTTCAATTTTCAATTCTTGCAACCTCATCCCACTACTATCATTTAAGTCTATGCTTTCGCCTGAAAAAGTGCCTGTTGGAAGTCCTTTTAAATCTTCTTTTAATCTTTTGTTTTCTGATTTTAAATTTAAGTTTTCATTTTCTAGTTTTGATAGCTTTGTATCTTGTTCTGTATCTTTTGATTTTATTTCTTCTATACTATTTTTTACTTGTATATCATCATAATTTTTCAAACTATCTAATTTAGATTTATAAGCATTTGTAAAATCATTTGTTGATAACCCTTTTCCTGCTACTTTATCTTGTTTTTCAAATATTTTTTCATCCCATAAATCATTGTTAAAATTTGCTACATCTATGTCATAATTTTCTGATTTAATAGGTTTCTTTGCATTATAATGTTCTGTATAAGTTGACATTTTATACACCTCCTTATTCTAAACTTGATATTGCTCCAGATATAAATCGTTGCAATTTATATGTATCTCCTGTATCTATATATCCATCTTTATTTACATCTGCTGCCTTATATTGTTCTAGTGTTAAAGTTGTTTTTCCTTGGATATAATCAGAAATTTTTTGAACATCTAAATTATTTATTTGTCCATCTCCATTTACATCTCCTAATTTGTATGATTTATCTTCTATTTTTATTAAAATAATCTTAAAAGCCACATCGTTTCTATCTTGTTCATTTGCTAATTTATAGCTATGAATCGTAATTTTATCAGGTTTTAATATTGCACATGTATCTCCATTTCCAGCAACAGCAGTTGCATTAATTGTATGTGACCTAGATGTCCCCCACCAATCAGCATGCACATTATTATGTGACATAACACTTAGTACAACACAATTTGTATTTGTAAAGCCTGTTGGATAGTTTATATCTACAGTTCCTTGTAAATTATTACTATTTGCTTCTGGCATTTTTATTGTTCCAACTAAAACAGCTATGTTACTTAGTATAGTATTTATTGTTACATTTCCACTTCCATCAAAATTAGCATTTCCACTAACTGCACCTTGTAATTTTATATTTCTTGCTGTTTGTAGTTTTGTAGCTGTTCCGAGAGTTACCAGTGCAACTACCAGAAGAACCACTACAATTACCTGTAACATTTCCTTTGACATTTGCTTCTACACCTCCATTTACAATTAATTTTCCTGTTATAGTACTATTTTGATTTTTTAATACTAAATTACTTTTTATTCCTTCTATATATTGTTGAAATTGTTGATATAGTTCTTCCCCATCAACTGAAATTAAACTATTAACCACTCCGCACAAATCTACATTTAATCTTTTGTCTACTATATCTGTTTGAGTTATATTTGAACTACTTTTTACTGTCACTTCTGCTAGACATATTTCATATATATTATCATCTCTTTGTAAAGTTGCTGGAGTTGTTCCATTTCCTTGTTTTACATATAGTTGTGTTTCTCTTGTAGCTAATGTTTTGTCTAATTTTACTATTACTCTATCTATTCTATTTCCTGATGTTGGTCTTTCTAATGTAAAAGCTCTTGCTTCTTCATTTTCAAAGTCTGCTCCTTCTATTATTCCAGCACCTTTTAATACTTTTATATTTAATCCCCCATCTGCTGTTACTTTCATGCTATTATCACCATAATTTTTATAGTGTCCAAAATAAACACCATTGCTTAAAAATTTAGCAAAATATTTTCTAAATACCTCTGCTTCATATAATCTATCTTTTTCCATTTGTCCACTTTCTGAATTTAAAACTTCCATTGAATCAAATGGAAAACTTTTTAATGTTACTGACATATCTTTTCCTTTCCATAAAAACAAGACCTAACTAATAGGTCTTGTAATTACTCTTTTTATTTCTTCGCCTAAACTTGGTACTTTATCCCCAAAGCCTAATTCAACTGTTATATTATTTCTTTCATATATTTCTTTTGCTTGTATTATTCTTTTGTCCTCATATATTCCATCGCTTTCAAGTGTTACTAAATCCCCTAAAAAGAAATCCTTTTCCCATTCCATATTAGGTATTTGATACACTTTTCCTTCTACTGATTGTATTGTTTTATATGTATCAAGTTTCTTTTGTCCTTCTGAATTTAATTCATCTAAATCTTCTATATTATTTAAATCTATTAAAATTTCTCTTCTATCAAATCCTGTTGCATTTCCTTTTACAATTATTATTCTATCTTCATTTTCTCCTTTACCTGCTATATATCCTACATTTTTGTAATTAGTATTGTCATCTGTTGTTTTTCCTTCTAGTAAATTCTTTTTCTTTTCAGAGAATATAATATAAGGATGTTTAATATTTCCTTTTAATTGTTCATGTGTATATTGCTGTAATTCTGTATGAGTAAATTCTTCTAAAGATTCATGACTATTAAAACTTTCTACTTGATTTACTGTTCTATCTGTTCCTTTTAAACTATCAAAATATATACATTTTTTATTTCTGTCTAAATATCCATACCAGCCTAAACCAGTATCTTCACTTATATGTTTTAATTCATCATGCAAATTTGTTAATCTTGCCTGCCATACTGTTTTTTTACCTCTATTTTGACTAGTAGCTATTTTTATCCATGAAACATCCCTTTCTGTTGTTCTAATATCATCATAATAGCTTTCTACTAAATGATTTTTTATATAATGTTTCTGTATATTTTCTGCTTGTGTTTCTGCAACTCTATCATATCCATTTGTTGCTATAATTCTTCTTTTAGTTATTCCTTTTATACAAGTACCTGTTACTTTTAAAGTTTTACTATTTTTATTTGTAGTTATTACTACTTTGTCTATCAAAAGAATTTTGTCATCTTTTTTATTAACTATTAACATATTATCTTTCTTTAGTTTATTTGTGTTAGCTTTATTTTTATTTATAGTTAATTCAAAAGTACCTGCTTCATAATAATTCCAAGTACAAATTAAACTATCGTAATTAGTAATAATACCTTGCAAATTAAAGTTAGTATCTATTATTTCTATACAATTCATTTAAACACCTACATACTTATTAGTATAGTCAATTATTGTCACTTTATCTTTTGCGCCTTCTATGTCTGAGCTATACTTAATTAAGTTCTTTCCTACTATTAATTTAAAAAATGTAGAGTTTAAATCTATTTTATTATAAACATCTTTAACTTCATGTGGTGTTATTAGGTTTACTGTTTCTTTTCCTTCTATAGTATTAATTACTAATTTCTCCATTTCATCTATTTGCATGTTAACTTGTATATATTCTCCTGTGGTTTCATTTGTTACTTTAGGATTTAGAGCTGGTCCTACATATTCAATTTGAACTGGTGCTTCTATATCTCCTACATTATTAATTTCTTTATAAAATGAAACTAAAGAAAAATTATTAGGAAGTGAAAGAGGAAAAGATAAGCCACCTGTTACAGATTTGATATCTATATCTTTGCCATTTTCATCTAGCCAATATGGATCTTGACAATAAAAAGAGATAGTTGCTTTGTCATGATTTTTCTTTCTATCATTAAACTCTGCACTATCTTCTACTTTTCCATATATTCTATATTTTTTATAATCGTTTGTATAATAAATAAGTAATTCTCCTCTTTTTCCGGTTTCTTTATTAAAAGTCTTAGGATTAATTACTCTCATTATTTTACGTCTTAATTCATATAGTTTTACTCTATCTTTAGTTCTAATTGTTACTTGTAATTTTATTACACGAGGATCCAGTAGACTATCTTCACTATTGCAACCATCTTGATTTACTCCTTGACTTTTTTGACTTGTTGCACCAGGATGTCCCAATCCTTCTATATGACTTAATAATATATCTTCTTCTAAATTTCCTACACTATCAAATATTACACTTTCATTTAAAGCTAAATTTATAACTTCTAATTTCTGCATTTTATCACCTACATTCCTGCAAATTCTTCTGCTAATTTTTCACTTACATTTCTTAATTTTCTGTATGTTTCACTTGGCATTTCTGGGTTTTGTTCTATATAATTTTGTTGTGTTATATTAATTGTTTTTGTTTGAGGTTTATTTGTTCCTGCTTCATACTTATATACACTTCCTGCTATCTGAGCCAATTTATTTTCTATTCCTGCGTCAATTGTATTTTGTATTCTACTAATAATGTTTTCTATTTTAGATGCTAAACCTTCATTAATTCCTTGTGCTAATTTTTCACCTAAACTTTGCCCTGTTATTTCGTAAGCATTACCATATGATTTTAATAGATTGATTATTTGGTTTTGGTTTTGTTCTACATTTAATAACATCTTTTCTGCTGTTTCTTGTGCTATGTCTAGTTGTTCATCATAATATTTTTCTAAATCTTCTAATTGCTTATTATATAACTCTTTTTGTTTTTCTACTTCATCTTCTACTGCTTGTACTTTATTGTCTTGTTCTTCTTGTAATAAATCTTTTTGTTTGTTTAATGCTTCTTTTTTATCTTCTAAAGCTCTATTATCTAATGTTTTTTGATATTCTACTAATAGTTTGTCTAATTCTTTTTGATAATTAGCTTTTGTTGTTGCATCATGTTCAAACGCTACTAATTCTTCTAATCGTTTCTTTTTCTTTTCATATTCTGCATCTTCTTCATCACGAGACTTTTGTTGTTCTGCTTTGTCTAATGCTTCTAACTCTTTTTCTATTGCTTCTATTTTAGCGTCATACTCTGCATTTATAGCATTTATTCTAATTTCTTTTAGTTTCTCTACTTCTTCTATTTGTTTATCTATAAATTCTTTGTCTTTTTCTTGCATTTCTTCTAGTTGCTTTGTTATCGCATTTGTTAATTGTGATACTGTGTTATCTATTTGTTCTACTCTTAAATCACGCTTTTGTTGTTCATAGTCTCTTATTGTTTGTAATTCTTCTCTATATACTTGCTTTCTTTCATTAAGTGATAATCTTTCATCTTTCATTATTTGATTTAAGTAATTTTTGTGCATTTGAATTATTTTATTATAATCTCTTGTTTGTTCTGTTATATCATATGCTGAGCCTCTTATATTCTTTTGATGTTGTATATATGTTTCGTAATCTTCTGTTTGTTGTTTTAATATTTCTTTTTCTTTGTTTGCTAGTTCTTTGTTTAGTTCATATATTTTCTCTCTTATTTCATTTTTTTCATCTGATGTTCTTGCATATCTTCTTAGTGCATATTCATACATTTGTATTTCTTGTTGTGTACTTAATTGGTCTAATGCTTTTTTATGTTCTATTTGCTTTTTGTAGTTGTCTAAAGCTTTGTTAGAGTATGAAGTAGATGAATTGACTTTTTTTGATATTACTGGCGATGTTGTTGGTATTGTTATTCCTTGAACATTTTCTGGATTAACACCTGCTAAAGCTTGTAAAACATACAATACATTTTTCAATTTTCCTTCTAATGTTGCCCATTCTTCTCCTAAATTAGCACATATTTGGCTCTGAACTTGTTCATCATTTAATGCCATTTGTATTTGCTCTGTATAATTTTTTATTATAGTTTGACTTGTATTCCAACTTTCATTTGCTTTATCTTTTTCAGCATCTATAAATTTCTGAACTTCTTCTGTAACTAGTCCCTGAGCTGTAACACATTCTGGATATGACTTAATTAACACCTGTAATGAGTTATTATAATCATCTGTACCTTTTTTACTATTTTTATACAAATTTAATAATCTTTGATTTTCTTCTACATTTACTTTTAATTGTGCTGCTTGTCTCTGTTGATTCTTTATGTTAGTTAAATCCATTGCATTTTTTATATTTTGTATAGTTTGTCCTTTTTTTACTTCTTCATTATATATTTTTTGAATATCTTTTAAATCTTCTTCAATTAATAATCCTTTTTTTTCTATTTGAAATTTCTCTTTAAATTTGATTGATTGTTCTACTAACTCATCATTAACTTTTATTAATTCAGTAGATAATTTTTTAGACATTTCTTTTAATTTATCATATTGTTTGATTTCTTCTTCTGTTAATTTTTTTCCCTTAAAATTTTCTTCTGATACTAATAACGAATTTAATATACTTTGCAAATCTTTTCTTTCTTTTAATTTTTCAATATAATTATTTATACTTTCTGATGTTTGATTTATGCTATTTATTCTTCTATCTTCAAGTTCTATAGTATTATTTAATACCGAATTATACTCTTCTTGTTCTATCTTTAATTCAGCTTGTTTATTTTTTTGTTCATCTAATGCAGTTGCAACAGATATGCTTACTCCTGTTAAAGTTGCTAGGACTGCTATAAGTGCTGTTGCTGGATTAGTTAACATTGTAGCATTTAATAAGTTTATTGCTATTCTTGCTAATTTAACAATTGCAATAAATGAAGTTAGTGCAATTCCAAAGCTAACTACTCCAGCTGTTCCAGCTTTATTTTTTTCAATATATTCTCCTAATGTACTAATAATACCTGTTTTTAATTCTTCTATTTTGATTAGCGTTGGTTCTAAACTTTCTGTAAATGCTACTTGAGTTTCTCGCATTGATTGAGAATATTGCCCTTGCTTACCAGCTAGTGTTTGTAAATAATCGCTCATTGCACTTGCAAATGGTTCTGCTGCATACATTGTTCTATTTAAATATGCTTGTTTTTTTTCTGCTTCTGTTAATTGACTTGCTGTTTTACCTATAGATTTAGCATAATTATCTAACATTACACTTAGATTTTCTGTAACACCTGCACTATCTGATAACGTTGATAATCCTTGTCTATATCCTTCTGATGCTACTCTTACAGCTTCTGAAACCGTGTAATTAGCATTTCTATTACGTATAGCACTATTTGTTAATGCTTCTATCATTTTTTCTGTTTCTTGTGCTGACATTCCCATTAAACTAAAATTTTTTATTGTAGTTGCCAAATCTGATTTAGTCATATATGCACCAAATTTATTCATTATTTTTGATAAGTCAGTCATACTTTCGCCTGTATATTCTGATACATTTTGTAGTGAACTCATTGATTGTGTATAAGAATTATATTCATTTACACAATCTTTTATAGCTCCTACTATTTTGCCTAATGCTAACACTGCTGTAGCAGACATAGCTAAATAACTTGCATCTAAATTTTTATTACTATTTTCTATTTTTTTATTGTTTTGTTCTATCTCTTGTAATTTTTTTTTAGCTATCTCTAATCCTTTTTCTAAAGCTTCTGTTTTTATTTTTAAATCAATAACTAATTGACCTATCTGTGTTTCATTTGCCATCTTTTCACTTCCTTTAAAAATAAAATAAAAGCACTCTAATGAGCACTTAAAAATTCATTAATTTTTTGTTGAAATATATTTATTTTTTCATTATCATAAAAATATAATAAGTATTTTTTTATTGTAATTTTTATCTGATTTACTATAAAATTATATCTATCCTCAAAAATATCTATATTAATATTATTCTTTTTTAGAATACTTTTTAATTCTTTTATAAATTTAATAATATGTCTTTCATATAAAAAGTTATCATATACCCTTAAATATAAACAACATAATAAAAAGTCTAAAGCTTGATTGTATTTCTTTTCTTTCTTTAATATTTCATACATTCTATTATATACAACACTAGCCATAATATAATCTTTTTTCTTTAAATATATTTCCTTTTGTTTATTGTATATTGTCCATAATATATCATATTTTGTATATCCCTTTTCAAACATCAATTCATTATCTTTTATTCTTTTATATTCTCCTAATTTGTGAAATATCTGTAATTGTGAATATTCTAAATTTGTCAGTTCTTCATATCCTTTTCTCTTTTTCATTATCTTTCTACCTCATAGTATATATCAGCTATTGTTTTTAATAAGAAAAATAATGTAAATCCTACTATCAGCACTCCAATACCTCCAAATATGCCATACCAATTAATAACACTTTCTGTATAGCTATCAGTAAAATAATTTCCTTTATGTAATACTTTTGTTGTTGAAAACATTATCCATATAGATATTGCACTTATTATCGTTAAAACAATATTTATATTAGCAATAAAATTTAAACAATCAGCATTTGTTCTCTTTCCTTCTTCGAATTTTCTATTTTCTATTTCGTATTCATTAAAGTTTGTTTTACACTTTGGACATATATCATCTAATTCATTTATATTTGACTTACATACTGGACATTTCATAATATTATCCCCTCCTAAAAAGAGGATAGCACACATCAAATGTCAAAGTCTGTCGTTTCTTGTAAGTTATTTAATTTTTCTTTCTTATTTTACATGTTTCGACATTTTAAAATGATATAATTTTATTAAAGCGAGGTGAAAAGTATGAAATTAAATCCAGATTGTATTAGAGACATATTATTAGTTATAGAAGAATTATCTAATAATATTAATTTTATCTATTCTAGAGAATTAATAAAATATTTACCACAATATGATTCTGTTGAAATACTGTACCATGTAAGACAAATGGAAATGTCAAACCTTATAATTATTCCTCTCAATTCTTTTTCACTTGATGGTAGTTATTTGATAAAAGATTTAACTCCTAATGGTCATAAGCTCATTGCTGATATTAGAAAAGAAAATAATTGGAAAAAAACAAAAGAAATAGCTTCTAAAGTAGGCTCTTTTTCATTAGATGCTATTTCCACTATTTCATCAAATATTATTTCCAAGCTTATCACTAATCAATTAGGATTACCTTCTTAAAAAATAAAGAGTGTCATATATGATGCTCTTTGTTTTTAAAAATCTTCTGCTCCAACTTCTTCTTCATTTTTATTTTCTACCTTGTTTAATTCTGCATATTCTTGCATTATAATTGGTATTTCATCTACATAATAGTCTTCCATAAACTCTTTTTTACTTATACCAATTTTTATGCAGATGGCAATTGTTCTTTGAAGCCAATTAGAGTTGTTATTCCCTTCATAACTGGCTTCATTTGTACGAAAAAATCTTCTAATTTATTTATTTCCCAGAACTTCTTACAAATTTCAAATAATTCATTTGGTGTTAGTTGTTCTTTTAAAATTTCTTCATCTATATCTAATATTTCACTTAAAAATCTAAATAAAAACTTTGGTGCAACAATCATTAATTTTGTTATTAAATTCATTATATTTTCCACTGTAAACATTTCTGATAATTTAAAATCTTGTTTATTGTCAGATATTTCTCTTATGAAGTCCTCTGGCAAATCCTTTAAAGTTTGTAGAGCTTCAAAATACTTGCCACAAGGCATCTTTTTAACCTCTACACCATGTATTCTTATTGTTTTTGGTAAACTTTTCGCTTCGTTACTTTTAACCATTTTAATTTCCTCCTAAATAAATTTAAGGAGAGTATTTCTACTCTCCAGTTGGTCCTACTGTTTCTATTGTGTCTAGCCAAGTTAAATCTGCATTTGTTTCAGTATCTTTAATATCGTAGAATAATCCATCACAACTTCTATTTAAGAATTTTCCTGATATTTCTACTCCGCCTTTATTTCCATTTCCTTTTGTTTCTAAATCCATTTTAATTTTTGATACTTTAAAACGGTATTGTTTCCACATTCTATAATTTCCATCAGCTAGTAAGCCTCTGTAAGAACACGCTAATTCTGGTGCTACGTCTCCTTTTTTGAAACTATATACTTTTGTTGTTTCGTCATATGTTCCACCACGAAGTTTAGCTCTTAATTCATTTGATAACTCTGCTAATGTAATTGTTACGTCTTCTCCTGTTACATCTGTGTCTGTATCCCAAACCTCATCATCAGCTAAAATTTCATCTTCTGTAGCTTGTTCATCTTTACTTAATTTTTGTGCAGAAATTACAGATATTCTTTCTCCTACTTTATAACTTGTTTCTGTGTTTTCTAACACTGGAAATATACTTAATTTACTAAAACCTTTTAAATATTTTCTTCCCATTTAAATTTCCTCCTCATTTAATATTTCTTCTTTTTCAAAACGCATTGTTTTGTGATATATATTTGTTTCTTGTTCATATAAATCAACTGCTAATGTCCTTTCAAACTCTAAATCTTCCATCTTTGAATTAACTTCAATAGCCAATTCAGAACACTTGCTTGGACTTTTAGCCCATATATCTATTTGAATAGCAATATTACTGCTATATTCTTCATCATCTGCTTTACTTGAAAC